CTTTATTTCTGTTGAGGAATTGCACCAACCGGCAACGTTGGCGACTACGCTGTCATTCCCACCAGGTTACTTGAGAGCTTTTAGATTCAATTTAGCTTGTGAACTTGCTGCTGAGTTTGGTGTAGAGCCTAGCCGTCAAGTGTCGCGTATTGCCATGACAAGCAAGCGTAACCTCAAGCGCATCAATAACCCGGATGATGTGATGGCAATGCCTTACGGCATAGTTGCTAATCGCCAGCGGTACAACATTTACGCAGGCAATTTCTAATGCAAACGCCGATTCTTGGGTCGGCCTATGTTGCTCGCAGTATCAACGCTGCGGCCAATCGCATGGTCAATCTGTTCCCAGAGATTGTTCCTGAAGGCGGTAAAGATCCAGGCTTTCTAAACCGCGCTCCAGGGCTAAAATTCTTGGCTAGTGTTGGTTCTGGCCCTATCCGAGGGTTGTGGTCTTACGGCAAATACGGCTATTGCGTATCTGGTCCTAACTTGTACCGTATAGATCCTTATTGGACGGTAACGTTGATTGGGCCAATTGCAGGTACAGGCCAAGTAAGCATGGCCGACAACGGCGTTCAACTGTTTATAGCTTGCAACCCACAGGGTTACATCTACAACAACATCACGCAAGTCTTACAACAGCTTACTGGAGATAGTTTTCCGGGCGCTGGAACTGTTGGTTACTTGGATGGGTACTTTGTATTCAATCAGCCTAACAGCCAAATCATATGGATTACCAGCTTGTTTGAAGGAACAGCTATTGATTCTTTGGATTTTGCTAGTGCAGAAGGCGCTCCAGACGAAATTGTTTCTTTGATAATTAACCATCAAGAGCTATGGTTGTTTGGAACAAACTCTGTTGAGGTATGGTACGACTCTGGTAACGCAGACTTCCCTTTAACACGCATCCAAGGGGCATTTAACGAGATTGGCTGTGCTGCTACGTACTCGGTAGCCAAACTTGATAACGCGGTCTTCTGGCTGGGTTCTGATGCCCGTGGCAAGGGTATTGTGTATCGTGCCAATGGTTACACTGGCACTCGCGTTAGCACTCACGCAATTGAATACGCCATAGCCCAATACGACACCATTTCAGATGCTATTGCGTACACCTACCAACAAGAAGGTCACGCATTCTATGTTTTGATATTTCCATCAGGCAATGCGACATGGGTCTATGATGTGTCTACCCAAGCGTGGCATGAACGTGCGGGTTGGGAAGATTCACAGTTTGTCAGGCATCGTTCTAACTGCCAAATGTATTTCAACAATCAAGTTGTTGTTGGCGATTATGAAACAGGAACGCTGTATACCTTTGATTTGGATGTGTACGCTGACAACGGCCAAGTTCAAAAATGGTTGCGGTCTTGGAGAGCGTTGCCTTCAGGTAAAAATGACCTAAAAAGAACTGCTCAGCATAGTTTGCAACTGGACGCTGAAAGCGGTATTGGTTTGTCTGGTATTGCGCCAGGCGACGTATTTGGCTACCTATTGACTGAAAGTGGCGACTTGCTGATTACGGAAGACGGTCTATACATTGAAGTAACTGTTCCTACTGTACAAGGCGCAAACCCCACTGTGGTGTTACGTTGGTCTGATGATGGTGGTCATACTTGGTCAAATGGTTACGCATCGTCAATGGGAAGAATTGGTGAGTATGGTCAACGTATTTTCTGGCGTAGATTGGGCATGACGGTCAAGCTGCGGGATCGAGTCTATGAAGTGTCAGGAACTGATCCTGTAAAAATAGCAATCATGGCTGCTGAACTAGCAATCTCAGGAACCAATGCGTAACATTACAAGCATTCCCGCCCCAAGGGTTTCGTTAATAGACGAACGAACTGGACTCATGTCTAGGGAGTGGTATCGTTTCTTTCTTAATCTGTTTGTTCTTACGGGTAGTGGAAATTATGATGTGACCATGCAAGATTTGATGGTGTCCCCGTCTACTTTTGTGGTTGACGCTCAAGTTGCTGTTTTACAGACACAGATACAAAGTTTGCAGACAGGTCCTACAGTAGCCTCACTACAAGACCAGATTGCTGTTCTGCAAACCCAGATACAAGACTTAAAAACAGGACCAACGGTTGCTTCATTGCAAGACCAGATTGCTGTTTTAAACACTGCTGTTCAAGGTTTGGCAGTTAGTATTCCACCACGTACATAAGGATTTTATATGGCAGTCACAACAAAAGTTCTTTGCGAAGCCACCGTCATTGCGCTTGCGCCAGCTACAACAACAATGTACACAGCACCTAGCGGTACGGTAACTATCATTGATAAAGTAACGGTTACAAATTACAGCGCATCATCAGCAACAGTAGTTGTGTACATTATTCCTTCAGGTGGAAGTGTCATTGACGCAAACGCCTTGGTTAAAAAGACATTGGCTGCAAAAGAGGTGTACACCTGTCCAGAAATAGTTGGGCATAACTTAGCAACTGGTGACGCCATTGTTAGCAACGCCGATGCTGTAACAGCCGTTTCGCTCCGCGCATCAGGGCGTGAGGTTACTTGATGCCTGTCATGTCTCAAGAGTGGCAGGATCAAAACCAAGCCAATAAGAAAAGTTGGTGCTTGGGGAATCAGCACGCAGTTGAGTTTTTGAACTACTTTTTTGACGCGGTGGAATTGTGGGATGACTTGATAGACAAAGACGTAACCATTGAGGATAGCCATGTCAATCGGGTGTTTACGTCTTTGATGTTTGTTCTTCCATCAAATGCTTGGTTTGTGGCAAACTACACTTATTACCAGCCTTTGATTATGGCGTCAATCAACGGGTTTCACGATGCTAATGAAATGTGCAAAAGTGATAAAAAGCACATAAGAAACTTAGCGTTTCACATTCGTAATTTGGGAATTGAGATCATTATTGCCACTGCGTTTTTGATTGGTGGCTTTGAGCATATGCGTAAAGTGTCCCGAGACATTCGAGAGTTTTACGCTTTTGAAACTTTTGATGAGTGGGAGAATAATCATGCCTAATCCTGTAACAGGAATAACTGCTGGCGCGTCAATACTTGGTAGCGTAATGTCATCTAACGCGGCGCGTGATGCGGCTAATACGCAAGCTGCTGCGGCTGACCGTGCTGCTGCTCTGCAAAAAGATATTTATGACCAGCAAACAGCTTTAAACGCACCTTACCGCGAAGCAGGGCTAAAAGGCCAAAATCGGATGATGGATTTGCTTGGACTAAGTGGAAATACTGGTGCTGCTGACTATGGGCGGTACACCAAAGATTTTGGCATGGGCGATTTTCAAACTGACCCTGGCTATGCGTTTCGGTTGTCAGAAGGTCAAAAAGCTATTGATAGGCAAGCTGCGGCCCGAGGTGGATTGATTTCAGGTGCTGCTTTAAGAGGAGCCACGCGTTATGGGCAAGACATGGGTTCACAAGAATACAACAACGCTTACAACCGATACCAGACCAATCGCGCTAATCAACTACAACCCCTTGGTAGTCTAATGGCGTCGGGGCAGTCTGCGGTTAATCAGCAAGGAGCCCAAGCAGGACAATACGGCACGAACGTAGGCAACCTAATGGGGCAAGCTGGTCAGTCTATAGCTGCTGGTCAACTGGGCGCTGGTAACATGCTAAACAACTTTGCAAAGGCAGCTAGTGCATACCAAAACCAAAACAATTTTGACAAATGGTTAGCGCAACAACAACAGCAACCCAATACAAATGTCTGACATTTACGGCTAAGGATAAATTATGGCTGATCTAAACTCTATGATTGCTCAAGGAGGGCAGTTCCAAGCGCCAATTGACCCGTTTGAACAGTACGGCAAGATGCAACAGTTGCAACAATTTCAAAATCAAAACGAGCTTGCCCGATACACAATGGCAAAAGCTAAACAAGAAGACGTTACCCGCAACGCTTTAAACCAGTCTTACCAAAAGAACTTAAATCCCGAAACTGGTGAAATTAACTATGCTGGCGTGTATAAAGATTTGGCCGCTGCTAACGCTGGAGCTTCTATCCCCGGCATTCAAAAATCACAATTTGAAGCTGAACAACAAAAACAGTTGCTTGCAAAAACTAGACAAGAAACATTTGGATTGCAAAATAAAGCAATTGGTTCCGCGCTAACAACGGCAATGAACGACCCATCAGATGCAGGTTTAAATCAAGCATTTGATATTCTTGATAGCCAAAAAATTGACACTAAAATTTTGCGTAGCCAGCTTTTAAACATTCAAGACCCTGCAAAACGGTTGGCTGCTATTCGAGGCTATGCAACCGCGCATCCAGAAGGTATTGCGGCAATGAAGTTTGTTGCACCTGATCCGTTAGAAATTACTAAAGGTGATGGCAGCAAAATTTTTGTGGATAAAAACCCAAACAGCCCTACTTTTAAAACGGAAATACTGCCTTTGCAAGCTGCCGGAATGACGCCAACTCAAGCGGCTACTGTTAAAACTGGGCAAGATCAACTA